GTATGTTACATATCCAATCACATCATCGGGAATAGATCGCAAGCGAACAAATCTTAGTTCACCTTTTGGTTTATATTCTACTTTATCTTCAGACATTAATTTATCCTTACGTTATTCGTTGTGAAAGGAAATTTTTCTTCACTATAGATCTTCACTCGTTCCTCATAATGCTTCAATGTGAAATTTGTATAAGGACCATAACGTAGATCATCAGCGATATCGTACAACGTGGCTGCTTCTTTATTTTCACCTAGACGCAGCACACGACCGATTGATTGTAATGCTCGAATCTTACTCTTTGTTGGAGAGGAGAAGATAATATTATGTAGGTTACGGATATTCACACCAGTCGAGAATGTCCCATAACTTGCCACAATGATCGCGTCGTTTTCCTGTTCAGTAATATGTCTTACTGCTTCACGATCTTCTGCTTCAACTCCACCATGGATAAAAAATACTTTTCGACCATTTGCTTTTTCAGTTATCCATTCATATAATAGTTTACCGTGTTTTTCGACATAAGTAAACAAAACAAGACTATTGCCTTTGAGATTTAATGCAAGATCAGTAATAAACCTGTTTCGACCTTCATGCTGAACGAGAAAAGCCATCTCGTCCTGATACGTGAAACCTTTAACTGTTTTGCAAACTATTTCTGGATATTTCAATACAATGCACTTGATACTGAAGTTGGCGAGTTGTTTGCGTTCAATCAGTTCTTTTGTAGAAATAACTTTGAACGTTGGTCCAAACAACCCTTCAAGAACGAGTTTATTTACTTTGCTATCATCAAGTGTACCTGTCGTGCCAATACGCACATCACAGTTGATGAGTTTAGTCATGATGCTTGTGAGAGATTTTGCTTTGAATGTGTGCGCTTCGTCGCCGATGATAAAATCAAACTGCGCAAAGTATTTTTTTGGCATGTCATAGATTGACTGCCATGTAGAGATAATCAAATCGCTGTCAGGGATTTTACTTTCGCCACCATAAATCTTCTGACAATACTTTTCTACATCCCATCCATTGACAGATGAGTAGTTCTTGAAGTCACTGTGCATTTGAGTGACGAGATTGATCGTAGGAACAATCAACAATCCGCGCTTCTTACCTGTATTAAGTAAGTGGCGAATCATCATATAGATGATTAGTGATTTTCCCGATGCGGTTGGTGAAATGAGTACAGTTCTCTTCTTCGTAAGTCCGACGCTAGAAGCGAGCAACTGATAATCTCGCGGCTCCATTGGAAGTGATAAAGCACTTGCCAAATTTTTCGTGTCAACAGGGTAGATTTCCTTTTCTTCATCGATATACTCGCAGGTGTAATTGCTATCCTTGCAAAACTTTTTGATATACGGAACAAGACCAAGATAGATTTGTCTTGTGTTTAGATTCAAAAGTCGAATCTTTCCGTCCCAATATTTATTTTTAAACGCAGGTGAAAATTGATAGCCTGGAGTTGAAAATGTAAAGAACTCTGACATCTCTTGCAAGATGGCAGGTTCAGCAGTCACTTGGACATAGATGTTATTTACTTTTTCAACAACGACGTGTTCTATCATCGAGCACCCTGGATAAACTTCTCCCAGCCCATGTACTCTTTCAACTGCCACGTGCGATTGTTGAGTTCCTTCATGACGTTGGTGCAAAAACTCGCAGCCTCTTCATGATAGGCTTTCTTGCGTTTGAGTTTTGCAAGATCATCGTCACCATCAAGATAAACTTGAATATCAGATTTGAGAGTAAAACGAAATGGCTCCCAACCAAGTTTGTCAAGTTCTTCTTGATCTAACTTGCCGTTGTAGTACATCCATTTCATACGCTTGAGTTTGTCATATTCTAATCCTGCTCTTTTTGCAGCAAGATTATGTAATGACAAGTATTTGTTGTATTTGTTGTGAAGAATTGGAATGCGCAGAATTTCTTTTCCAGGCTCCGTAGTATCTACTTCGGAATCCCTTTCCCATTGCTGCATTAATTCTTCGAGCGGAGGTGTTTCTATTTTCATGCATCAATTATAAATCATTTCACATCAAAAGACAAGTAAGAACAAGAGTTGTCTTGCAAATTCTATAGTAGTACAATCAGTATGTCTGGTTTGAACGAAGTCTCAAGAATATTTAAAGATTATCTTAATCTTTCGTATTCATAGTAAGAGAATCTAAATGTTGCATCGGCGATTGCAATATTCTCTGCAGTATCTTGCGCATTAAACAATATTGTTCCCACTGAAGTTGGGAATAAATCTACAAACTTAACTCTGAAGTTTGGATTGTTTTTGTTTGTAAACAGAGTCATCACAGCACTACTATATTGTGGTTTATTCTTTTCTCTGCCACGAATGTATGGTGACTTTGCTTGTCGTTCCAAATTAACATATTCTTTGAAGTCAGTAGGAAACGTCATACCGCGAATCCAATCATGAATCTCGGTCCAGTTGCGCATATCTTCGTCAACTAGGAAAGTGATATTAAACGTATCATAAATCATTTTCTCGCCAGGAACATACAAATCAATAAATGGTGTCACTCTTGGAATTTCAGTCAATGAAACTCCTGGAACGTTTGCTGCTTGACAATAATATGTTGCTCCAGGCAAACGATCAAACGTCACTCTAAATTTGGTACTTTGGAGTAAGTCAGTATTTGTTGGTGTGCGCGTTAGTGCTGTCATTCTTTCTATTCCTAGAAACGATACAACTATTTAGGTGTGAAAAAAAGGGGGGCTTTTCAGCCCCCCTCATTTAGTATTGCCTTATTATTTTTTAAGTCGGCAAAACTTTTTCTAGCGCATCAATTATTGGTTGATGTTTAGAACAACGAACTTACGATAGTAGTAGTTGCTGTCGTTTGCTAGAGCACCTGTGCCAGCGCCAGTTGCGAATGGGTTTGCGACGAGACCATAACGGGTCTTGAAGCCAACCTTTGGCTGGTAGGTTTGTGGGTCGATTGCACGAACCATCTGCAATGGAACGTATGGGCAGTAGAAGAGACCAGCGTCATAAGCATTGGTTCCCTTGTATCCTACTACGACATAGTCTGCACCAGTTACAGAATATGGATCAACATAAACCTTGATGCGACCGAACAATGTACCTGCGAAGGTATTGCCTGTATCGTCAACAGTTAGGTTTGTTTGACCAGCTAGTGCTGAGTTGTAGTCTAGAAGACCAGTCATTGCAAGAGCAGAGGCAACGTCTGTTGAGACGATAACCATGTTGCCCTTTCCGCGACGGGTGTCTTTAGCAATCTTATTTGCTGCTCTTTCGATAGCGAACAAGAGTGACTTGTACTTCTCAACCTGCCAACGACCGCTTGTGTCGCTTGCTGAAGAGAGGTTGAAGACGTTACCAGTTGCGTTGTTTACGATACCAGCATTTGCTGTTGCGTAGACTGTACGGACAACTTCGCGGTTGATTTCTGCAAGAATTTCAGTTGACAAGATATTTGTCAATTCTGTTTCTGCATCTAGACCGTGAATTGCCTTGAGGTCTTGTGCAAGTTCTAGCGTGTATGATGCTTGCAAACCGCGTGTATTTGCTGTAACAGCAACGCGATCGATTTGGAAGCCCATTTGTGCTAGGTTTGCTGATTCACCGAAGGCTGTTGAGAAGCCAGGACCTGTATTGTCAAGACCCCAAATTGAGGAATTGGCATTACCAGGATTTACTGACAACGTTGATTGTGTACCAGTTGCTGCATTACCTGAGTGGCCAGTGTTGGCTTCTTGGTAAAGAGCTTCGCCAGCACGTGCTGTAGCAGATGCGTATGTTGAACGCATTGCGAAGATCAAACCTGTTGGACCAGTCATTGGCTGAACGCCGCAGATGTCATAAGCCATTAGGTTTGGTAGTGCACGACGGACAAGACCGATTAGGATTGGGTCGAAGCCTTTGATGCTGCCTTCTGAACCATTAACTGGTGACATACCGCCACCGACGTTATTTGGTAGACCGCCACCAGCGACTGAACCAGCTTCCCATAGGTTTTGCATGGAACGTGATTCTTCCATTAGGGCGCGTTCTTGGTTCTCTAGAACAAGTGCAGTAACTGCACGCTTGTAAGGATCTGTGATCTTTGGGAGTTCTGAGTGATCAAGAACTGGAGCCCACTTCTTTGCATATGTTTCGTTTAGATACATTTTATAACTCTCCTGAGTTCTTAGTTAATTAGGCTTTTGGAGCCGTTTTTGTGATTGCATTTACATAATGTTTCATCATACCAGATACTTCAACTACTTCTGGTTCTTCAACAGCTGTTTCTTGAAGAGCCTTTACCTCACTTGTCACTTTCTTTGTTGGGAAGTAGTTCTCGCGAATTACTGCGAGCTTATTATTAAACTCACCCTCTGTGGTGAACTCCACGCCCTCTGCGAGCGAAATCATCTTAGCAATCTGTGTTTCAGTTAGACCTTCGCAGATCTTACGGACTGCTTCATTTTTCTTTGCGCCATTTAGTTCTTCAACTAGAGCAGCTTTTTCAGCAGCAGCTGCTGCCATTGCTTCTTCTAGTCCAACAACTTTAGCGGCTAATTCTTCAGCAACATCGACTTTCTCTTCTGGGATTTCGATGTAGTGTTCTGTGAATAGGTTCTTCAAGCCATTGATAAAGTCTTCAACGATTTCAGCGCGGAGACCTGTTTCAATTGCAACTTGATTTTCCTTGACCCATTCTTCAACTGCATAGTTGAGATACTCATCAACTTGTGCAGCCATTTCGTTCTTGATTTCTTCGATTGCTTCAGCAAGAACTGTTTCGTTCTCAGAAAGAACATCTTCAACAATTGATTCAACACGTGATTGAACAGCTGCTTCGAAGATTGTTGTTGCTTTAACGCGGAACTCTTCAGAGAGTGATTCGCCATTGAATAGCGCATCGACATCTTCCTTCATTGAGCCCTTGTGCTTGGCAACCATATCTTTCTTATAGTTCTTCTTCATCTCAGTTTCATCTTCATCATTCTCTTCTTCTTCATCATCTTCCATTTCGGCATGCTTTGCTTCAGCAATTTCTAGTTCTTCTTCAGCAATAACTTCGCCGTTTAATTCAACTGATTCGTTTCCTGCGCCGCCACCATCGTAGTCTGGATCAACGTCGCCAACTACTGGCTTTGCGAGACCTGCAGACTTAACGGAATTCATTTTCTTATCGCCTGCAGTTGATGTTTGACCAGGCTTTGGTGCTTCCTTAACGGCAGCAGCAGCCTTCTTGCCAACTTCATCGCCTTCTGGCGTTTCGTTTGTTGAGCCGCCGAGGTCATCCTCTTGAGCAGGAAGTTTTTGCATTGGTTCCTTGCCAGCATTCATTGATGCTTTTAGAATTTCAGCAGCAGATTCTGATAGTGACTTTGTCATTTGATTTAACTCCTAAAGAAGTAATATTATTTATAAATTTTAAAGTT